ATCCCCCTTTATTTCAATCCAACAAACGGTTCCGGCAAGTAGCTCGTACACAGCAAATGTAGATTATCTTGAAGTAGCATTTTCACCTCAAAATGAAATAAACGAAGATATAAATGATCAAATTGGTTATTTTAACATTGGTGAATTAATAGGTGATCCTAGAGAAGTACCTTCTCGAAACACCCACTATCCTGCTTTAAATGATTTAAGAGATTATTATTTTGAAAAATATACAGGTAATTATAATATTTGGGATTATATAAGACTTATCAAGTATTTTGATAATTCATTATTTAAAATGATCCAAGACTGGATACCAGCGCATACTAGTGCCGCTACGGGTATTGTTGTAAAACAACATTTACTTGAAAGAAATAGATATCCACAACCCCAAGCAAATATCTATACATCACAATCATATTATGGTAGTGGTAGTAACCCTAATATATCTTGGAATACACCAATTATATTTGAAGATATTACAATTACAGCTTCAATTAAAAGTATCCCTGGATTATTAAACGGACAAAAAATATACACTTCATCTACTCAATATGAATCCTTTCCTATTGAAACGGCAATAGGCAGTCAAGGTGGAGTAATGCCTGAATTTCCGGGTACGGCTTCAACTGATTTGTATGTTAATATTACTCAAAGTTACAACATTACAACTCCAAGTCCTTTAGGATTTGTAACATCATTGCATGATGATAAAAGTGAATTTTTTAATGGTGAATTAAGTGGATCATCTATAATAGTAGACGATGGTAATTTAACACCTCCTGATTGTTTACCTTATTTACATCCAAGCACAACTGAAACTTTATACAAACCAGTATTCTATAAATCTGATCAAATGTTAGGATCTAATAATTCTTTAGGATTATTTTTAGATGATAATACATCTCCAAACAATGGAGAAATATATATTTATTGGGATTCTGGTAGTTTTAACATATAAAATCAAACAATGGCAAATACACCCATATATACAAGAGGAGTTAAATATATTAAAGTAGCACGAATTGATGCTAGTGGAAAAGATAATACTACTCAACTACAAAATTTAACAGATATTAGAGAAGTATTTTCTGATATCAATAATCCTGTTCAATATAATATAGTTGGTATTAACGAATATCCAACTTATTATTTATATAGTATTGTTCCAACCGATGTTACTTCATCAGTAGATCAAGAAATTTTAAATTATGAAGTATCAGGAAGCTCAACAACTACAACAAGTGCTGGAGCTAATAATTCTAGAAGATTTACTACTTATACTTTAAAACCGGGAACTAATACTTTAGGTTATTTTACGGCTAGTAGTGGTATATATACTTTTGGAAATACACCAAATGTCTCTATAAATTGGACCGCTTCTATAACGGGTAGTAACAGTGTGTGGATTGATCCGGATTCGTTTTTATTTGGACTTTTAGATGGTAATAATAATTTTATTTCTACTACATCCCCCTATATATTATTTGGTACATCTACAACCTTTTCAGCTTCATTTTCAGGTTCTTTTACACCTATAGAAAATCAAAATTATGGCTTAGGATACTCAAATTTCAACTCCCCAGGAGGTATAACAGGTATAACCAATTTTCAAATTTCAATTACTCAATCAGTAGCAGTTCAATCATCGGTTAATGATATCACAGTATTAGAACCATATATTGATGAAATATTTGATGGTAGTGATTGTGATGTTTTACAAAATAATGCTGATTTAAATAGATTTGATTCATTTTTTATGGAAATGGATTTCACAAGTGGATCTATTTTACCTCAAAACCAATCAGCTATATTAAATGGATCAGCAGTAAGAGCACAAGTTCAACCTTGGAACTATACTTATGCTTCTCAAGTAAGAAGTAGATATGCGGGTAAACAACAAAATGCTATTGCTATAAATGTTTATACGAGTGCTAGCCAATTTTTGACAGCATCGGCTTATGGGTTTAGTGGTTCATGGCCTGGTGATACAACAGCACCTCTACTTCCAGGTAGCACAGTTATAGACCAGTTAGATAGTTGTATTTATACTACTAATTGGGCTGGTGGAGGTTATCCTGAAAATTCATATGGTGGAACTTTTAGTTTAGCAGATATATTATTAGTAGGAGAAAATAAAGATGCTGTTCAAGTATTTAAAACTGATAGTCCTTTATACTACCAGATTTTAAATCAAAATTTATCTTTTAGTTCATCTTTTATTCAACAAGCTTATAATCCTACTAATGCTTTATCATCTCAATTAACTTCATTATACCCAGGAGTACAACTTCAAGATGCAGCTTATTGGATACCGTCTAGTTTTAATCTTACAGCTCTTTCCCCAACAGTAACCGGTTCAATATTTTATCCAACGGGTTCACCAACATATGTTGGTATTCCCTATCTTGAAATTTCTTCTAGTGCTATAGTTGGTATCCCTATAGGAATTAGAAATGCTGCTAATGTTCAACAAACCGGTTCTATAGCTCTTATTATGGATCCTATTCTTGAAATAATGAATGGTGTAGCTTCAGGAAGCAAATGGTATTTAAGTGTTTATAGTAATTTAGGAAATATAGCAGACGGAACTAATTTTGGTCAATATGGATATCCTTTTGAAATAACAAAAGTAACTACTATATCAACGGGTAAATATAATTTTTTACTAAAAGCAGATGCAAGTGCTTATTTCCCAACCAGTAGTCTTCCATATTCAGCATATCCTATAGGGTATGTAGGAGGTGTAAGCCAATCAGGATTACTATTTATTCCTGGAAATTCTAATCAAAATCAATTGGTAGCATATGGTGATAATTGGCAAGATTTTAGTTCAAATGCTGGATATTTAACTCTACCTTATCTCAAACCAATCATACCTCAAAATGCTGAATATATTACTAAAACATATGGTAATAATCCAAACCCTTAATTAAAAATTAAAAATTATATATATTTATAACAAAATAAACATTAAAAATGGGATATTTAAATAACACGATAGTAACAGTTGACGCGATCCTAACAACTAAAGGCCGCCAGTTACTAGCTCAAAACGATGGTACGTTTCGTATTACTCAATTTGCATTAGCAGATGATGAAATCGATTACACATTGTACAATCCAAACCATCCATCAGGTTCTGCTTATTATGGTCAAGCAATTGAAAATATGCCTTTGTTAGAAGCATTTCCTTTGGAAACTCAAACAATGAAATATAAATTAGTTACATTACCACGTGGTACAGCTAAAATGCCAATTTTAAATGTTGGTTATCCTTCAATTACAATTAAACAAGGTGCTTCATTAGCTATTACTCCACAAACATTAAATTATATTGGTGGTAATACTTACGAAACAAGCGGATATTCATATACAATTGGTGATGTTAGAACAATGGCAACATTTGATGGTGTTGGTATTAATACTCCAAATGCTGTAGCATTAAATGCAACTACAACATTAGGTACAAGCGTATCTAAAACAGTTATTGGTACTACATTGAATATGAAAGCAACAACTGTAAATACATTATTTGGTTCAAATACAGCATTATATACTACATTAACAGTAATTGGTAGAGATAGTGGTGCTAGAGTAACAATCCCTGTAACCGTAACTAAAGTTTAAAAATAAAAATATAAAATAATAATATGGCTGGAACATTTATAACACTAGACCCTGCAGACTTTGTAGTAAGCTCAGATGCAATTACAGCAACGCTGTGGTCAGGAGGAAATCCAACATTATCCACATTCTTTACTTCATCAACCCAACAAGCAGGATCATCAGGTAATTTTTACTTAAATGTGTTTCAAACATCATCTACAGATGCTAATGCAGCTATTCAATTTGCAATTGCTTATGGTAATCTAGTTGGTAGTGGTAGTCAAGATTATAATTTAGCAGTAGACGGTTATTCACCAACAGCTACAATTTATGGTCAATGGCAAGATTTAGTAATTGGAGATGAAAATACAAATTTTACGTTTGGTACAATTACATCTTCTCAATTCTATGTTTTATCAGTTGATAGAACAAGATATAAAGAAGCATTAGCTTTAGGTACTTTAGCATTAACAATATCTGGAAGTTCAGGCTCTATTACTTTAACAGATAATAGTACATATACAACTGCAATAACTACAACGGGCGCTGGTGTAACAGTATATCAATTAATTACTGGTTCTCAAGGTATTAAAGCAACTATTACTTCTAGAAATACAGCCGATGGATATTCAGCAAATTCTGGTTCTTATGGTTGGTTATTACCACAGTTAGGAGCTATAATTTTAAACCCATTAGCATTAGCTGATTTTGCAGTTAGTGGAGGTATTGGATTCCAATATAGTGGATCATCTACAGGATCTGTAGTTCCGAATGTTTCACCAAATAGAAGTATGTTTGCCGCTCTTAGTGGATCGGGTAATTTTAAATTAAACAGTCAAGAAACAATCACTTCAGATTATGTATTTGTAAGAGCAAGAAGTTCAGAATTTAACTATTCAGAAAATCCATCTTATATTTCAGGTTCAACTGGTGAAGTATTATATCCATACTTTATTAACAATCCACAAACGTATATTACTACAATTGGTTTATACAACGATTCAACTGAATTATTAGCAGTAGCTAAATTATCAAGACCATTGTTAAAAAACTTTACTAAAGAAGCTTTAGTTAGAGTTAAGTTAGATTTTTAATGAATGATAGCATTCAAACAATTATTATCATCTGATGTCATAGTGACACCGCTAGAGGTAAACAAAGCGTTTGCCTTTAGTGGTAGTCAATTAACTCAATCTACCGTAGGTATAGATCGATTTCAAGGAACCAATATAAATTCAAATCCATGGATATCAGGCTCTAATCCTACTACAGGATATATATCAATTCAAGATCAACAATTAGTTTATGATTCAATTAAACAATTGTATTATAGTAATTATTTAAGTTCTAGTTATGGAGATTCACTTAATACATCTAGTCTTATACCTAATTCTGTTCCTATATTAGCCCCTCAAAGTTTACCAACCGAAGGCGTATTAGTAGGTACTCCCCAATCTCCAGGTCTATATGATAATTATCTACAAACAACCTTAACATTTAAGAAATATTTTCCAACAGGTTCAAATGATATAATTGGTGTTATATCTATTCCATCTCGTTTATATGGTGATTTTATTCAACCAAATTCTCTTATACTCCAATCAGCAAGTATAAAATTATTAGATGATGGTGAAGGTAATGTAATAGTATCCGGTTCAACCCAAATTATAGGAAATATATATTATGGTCAAGGTATGATTACTCTTACCGGTTATCCTACCCAAACACCTAATTTAGGAGGATATGGTTATGGAATTTATGGAACTACAACTTATGGTTCGGGTACAGCAAACACAAATGCTTTAGTACTTAGTTTTATAAATACTCCAATAACATGTTCATTCTCTTCTTCACTTACCATTTATGAAAATCAATATAAATGTACTATTAGAGAAAATGAATTTACTTATACTTTAAATCCAACATTACAAACTGATAATAGTGGTTCTTTACCTGGTTATACAACTGGATCATATTGGTCTCCTTATATAACAACAGTAGGTTTATATGATGAAACTCAAAACTTACTTGCTATAGGAAAATTAGCCCAACCATTACCTACATCACCTACAACAGATACTACAATACTTATAAACATAGATATGTAAGTTATGATGCAAAAAGAAAAATGCATCTATGTTGAGGATCTTATAAATGATCCAACATTCAACACAGATGACTATTATGGTTACGTTTACCTGACAACTAATTTAGAAACAGGTCGCCAGTATATAGGTAAAAAAATATTTAGACATACCACAAATAAAAAATTAGGTAAAAAGGAATTAGCCGCTTTACCAACTCAACGTGGTCGCGTTCCATCTAAAAAGAAAGTAGTTAAAGAATCCGATTGGAAAACATATTACGGTTCAGCGGATGAAGTTAAACAATGGGCTAAAACAACGCCTACTGATAAACTCACTCGTGTCGTATTATGTTTATGTAAGTCGTCGAAGGAATTAACTTACTATGAGACTAAATACCTATTTGATTACAATGTGTTAGCCGATGATAAAGTATGGGTTAATAGTAATATACTAGGAAAATTCTTCCCAAAAGATTTGGTTCCCCAAGAATAAGGTCGTATATTAATGGTTATGGTCAATCAAGCTTTAATTGCAATTACAAACTCGGTGTTAGGTAGTGGTAAATCCACTGCTCGAAACAACTATGCTTATACTTGCCCTTTCTGTAAACACCACAAACCAAAATTAGAAATCAATTTTACTGAAAATGCTAAAGGTGAAAACGCTTGGCATTGTTGGGCTTGTGATAAGAAAGGTAAAAAATTGGTTCAACTATTTAAATTAATAGACACACCACCTGAAAAAATATTAGAGTTAAAAACATATCTAAAATCAGATACGGACTATAACGTAATTTCATCAACTGAAAAAATTAGTCTACCTAAAGAATACATTTCACTAGTTAATCCACCTAAGTCAATTATGGCTAAACATGCTATGGCTTATTTGAAAAAACGAAATATTAGTGAATGTGATATAATAAAATATAATCTAGGATATTGTGAAAAAGGAGTATATGCCAATCGTATAATAATACCATCTTATGATGAGAATGGTAACTTAAATTATTTTACAGCTCGCAGTTTCGAAAAAACAAATCCAATTAAATATAAAAACCCAAATTCTTCTCGTAACATTATTCCGTTTGAATTCTTTATAAACTGGGATTTACCGTTAGTGTTATGTGAAGGACC